TCACTGAAGCAGACGGCACAAAGATCGTGAGTGGACACGGGAAGATCAGGGTCCATATCGACGGAAAGGGTGTCCTGGACCTGGAAGCAAAGAACAAACCAATCACGAAAGTGGCTTTGAATCCAAAGAAGCCAGCAGTATCAACTACGAAGGTCTATCGATCACAGCCTTTGCCAGTGAAACCGGCCACTCCTCCAGTTACCGGCAGCGGTATCAAACCGACAGTCCTCTAAGGAGTAAGCATGTCTACACCACAGGGTCTAGTAAGAGGCTTCTCTCCAGTAGAAATTTGGAGAGCAGCAACGGCAATCGCTGGTGATTCTTTCTCAGTTCCAAAAGGTTCTGAGAATTTAGTCATCAGCGGTGCTGGCACGGACGGATCATTGACTGCACTAGTCGTTGATCTTGAAATCTCGCACGATGGCGGAACGACCTGGAAGAAAATCTCGACAGGAAGTAACATCGTTTCTGTTCCAGTGAGGATCAACGTGACAGGCTTGGCTGGCTGTCTTCTAAGGTTCGTTGGAACAACCGTCACACTTAACACAGCGACAGCTGCTAAAATCTTGGCGACTGTCACATAGGAGAGTTTGATGCTGACTGTCATGATTATCTTGGTGCTTATTGCTATAGGCACCACAGTTGCTCATGCAATGAGTCCGAGTCGCTGTCCAGTGTATGTCCCACTCTTCACTCTTTGTCTCATTGAATTGATTCGTACGATTCCGCTCGGTAAGTAAAATGGCTGGCAAAGTCTATGATGAGGACGGAAAGCGTTATTTTCGGTGTGACTGTGGACGAGTAGGGATGGTTAAATGGTCTACATCGGACGACATGGCAAAAGAGATCGAGAAATACGCTTTATGTCCTGACTGTCGAACAGACAAGAAGAAATTGGATGCCAGATACAGTATGGAGACCCCACGACAGGCAGAGAGAGTTCCTAGAAATACCTGACTCGGTCTTTGAGGGGTTCTACGGTGGTGCAGCGGGTGGAGGTAAGAGCGAACTGCTCTTGATGATACCAATCGTCAAGAATCTCGTCTCTCACCCCCGCTTCGCCGGTCTTCTCTTACGACGCACTTATCCTGAGTTAGAGAAGAACTTAATACGTAGAAGCCACTTCTTCTACGAACCAGCAGGAGGTCATTACAACCAACAAGATCGAAGATGGACGTTTCCTTCTGGAGCAATCATCCAGTTTGGCTACGCTGAAATTGAAAAAGACGTTAGACGTTATGACTCTGACGAATATCAGTACATAGGCTTTGACGAGCTAACGTCTTTTACTAAGTTTCAGTACACCTATCTGACAAGTCGTTGTAGAGGATTCATTCGACTTATCAGATCAGCGAGTAACCCAGGTAACATTGGACACGGATGGGTTCGTGCCAGATTCATTGAGCCAGCGAAAGATGGCTACGTCCTTCTCAAAGACAATAAGAGTGGTGAGCGTAGGATTTTCATTCCTGCTAAACTCACTGACAATCCTTATCTTCTCAAAGAAGATCCGGACTATGAGAAGCGACTCAGTCTTCTGCCGGAAGCAGAGATCAGAGCAAAAAGAGATGGAGATTGGTGGACCTTCTCTGGTCAAGTTTACGACGAATTCAGATATGAAAAGTTTCCAGACGAGCCAGATAATGCACTCCACGTTATTCAGCCATTCGATATTCCTAAATGGTGGGCTCGTGTTCTCGCAATTGACTGGGGTTATGCCGCACAATTATGGGCAGGTTGGGCTGCACTTTCTCCAGACAAAAGGTGTTACATTTATCGAGAGTTCACTTGTACTCGCAAGAAGGTAGATGTCTGGGGTGCTACTATTGCACAGCTCTCGCAGTATGAGCAGCTAAAGCACATAGTAATGGACCCGTCAGCATGGCATCAAAGAGGGGATGAAAAGACCATCGCAGAGCAGTTTCAAGAGCACTCTGGTCTAGCACCCTCCAAGGCTGATAATGATCGAATTGGTGGTAAGATTCTCATTCATGACTTTCTAAGATGGGAAAGTCGACCACCTAAGGCTCTACCTAAGACAGATTTTGACTTTGAACTGTCTCAAAGAATCTTACGGGTTAAAGGTCCAGTAGAGTATGAGAATTACATACGGGCCTTTGAACCAGAACCACCAGAAGCAAACCTACCAAGGTTGCAAATTTTCAACACGTGCACTGAGCTTATAAAGGCTCTCCCACTTTGCATTTATGCAAAGGACGACACTCAAAGTGGCAAGAAAAGTGAAGACGTCCAAGAGTTCGATGGTGACGACCCTTACGACGGATGCCGTTATCTGCTTAAGTCGGTCGACAGTTACTTTCAATCTTCCAAGACCGAACATGACAGGCGTGCCACGGTCGATCAAATTCTAGCAAAATTAGTAACGGACGGCGACATGACGTCGTTCTATCGTCGGATGGAAGCTGTAGAAGCGAAGAACAAAATTGAGCCAATCAGAATGTTCCACAGAGGTAGGTACTCGCCGAGACGCTACCATTGATCCGAAATGTTCTATAGTCAAGCTTGGTAAAGGGTACTGTAAACTCCCTTGGGACATGGCAGAGCAGGAAATTTGTAAAGCTTGCATGTTACATCACATGATTTGTCGATTTTGTGGTGGTGACGGATCAGGTACTTGTGAGAGGCCAGAATGTTCGAGAGATTCTTCAGACAGCAAGATTGTCCAGCTTGCAAGGTATACCAAGACTGGATCAAAGCTAAAGAAAACGAGCTAGAGGACACTAAAGACCTCTTAGCAGCGGAACGGGCTGAGCGTCAACTCCTAGAGGAGAGACTCCTACGCTTTATCCGAGTGATCCCTCTGGAGAATACGACTCAGCCCGTCGTGGGTCCTGAAAGAATCAGTAGAAGGATAGACTTTGCTACTATCCGAGCCGAGCAAGAGAAGAAACTTGCTGACGCGACTCCAGAAGGAAAAGACCGAAGAATGTACTGGCAGAGAAAAGCAGAGAAGGTCGAGCCAGAGGTCGTTGGAAAACAGGAACCTGAACCCACACAAGTTGACGAAGGCTCTCTCAAAAATGCTTAGTAAAGCCTACAAAACTCTCAAGAGAAATGTCAGTCGCGCATTTGATATGCGTAGTGACAGACAGATTCGAGATACTACTGACGACGACGAAACGTCAGCCGGTCTCGATTATGCTTTGAACCGTGGAAAGCCCAAAGATCCACCTCAGAAGGGTCTACAAGAAGGATTGAAGGTTCGTCGTCGAATGATCCACACGAAAGGATTTTAATGCCACCTCCCGCTGGTATCCTCAGTAAAGAAGACGTGGATAGTATGTTCACGTACCATTCACCCAAAGAAGGTCAGAATGCAGCCTATGCAGCAATCAACGAGGCTTCAAAGCATCTTGTCGAAGTGATCATTCGAGAGTGCCCAAACTGTCCGGACAGAACGACTGCGATTAGGACAGTTAGACTTGCTCGCATGTGGGCAAATGCGGGTATAGCGTGTGAAGGGAGGTTCTAGTGCCTGGATTCCATTCAACAATGAAAGAGAAGGTCATTGGCACTAAAAGTGCTAAACCTTCTAAGAAGTCTAAGCCATTCAAAAAGGCTAAAGGCTTCGGGAGCTACACTCCATGATGGAACATCTGAAGCGAGGTCTAGCAGCCTTTGCTAAGTCAACGAATCTTGTTGACGAAGATCGAACACGTAGGAAAGCGGAAGAGAAGACTGACGCAGAAGATTACAACTTCCGCTACTCAAAACGAAAAAAGAAACCAGAAAGCTCCGGTCAGACCGGTGACGCACTGGACATCAATCGGGCGGCAAGAAAAGGATTCGGACTGTGAATTGCAACCAAAATCTTACGATAGTTTGTGGTGGCTACGTAATCAAAATCTCCCGTCCAAAGTACACCATTCAAATATCCATCAAAGTGAATAACATAACCGTAAAAGGAGAATGTGTAATGACTGAGTTCAAGAAAGTAGGTCAGTTTGTGGAGTTTGAAGTTAAGGTTCTCGACGGCAAGGGTCGACCAGCACCAATCGAAGGTGACCTTGTTGTTGCCAACTCCAACGAAGTCGCCGGTGGAGTCGAATTCGATCAAACAACTCGTAAGGGCAAGTTGACATGCCTCGACGAGGGCATCGGACAGGTCACTTTCACCGGTGACGCTGATTTGTCTCCCGATGTGACAACGCCAATCATCGGTGTGTTGGATTTTGTGTCGAATTTGTCCGGTGCAGTGGTCGTGAAGGTTGAAGCCGGTGCAGTCCAGGACCCTGTGGTCTAAGCAGTATTTGGACCTGGTTTGAACAATGGTGGCGTTGGTAACTCGACGCCACCTTTTCTAAAGGAATAATGGCTAAAGAGATAGTCTCCCGAGAAATTGAAGAAGCTTTAGTTACGATTCTAAAGTCTTGTCTTATCGAGGACAAAGGTCCACGTGAGACAAAGCTTCGTATGTGGAAACGTAATGAATGCTTCTGGCGTGACCTCCAGCATATAATCTGGGATGCTCCTGCACAGGACTTTACGTTGCCACCTCAGGAAATCTTAGACAGGCTTCCTAAGGCAGTCAACGATTATAAAGCCCACGGAGAGTCGATTATAGCAGCGTTGACTGCTAGTCTTCCAGCAACCAGATTCTTTCCTAAGAATGCCGACAATCCCGATGATCTATCAGCTGCTAGAAGTCGATCCAAGCTTGCTGAACAGATTCAGCGACAGAATAGAGCGAAACTTCTGTTTATCAAGGCGGTTTACACTCTGTACACGCAAGATTATGTTGCAATCTACAATCACACGGACACGGACAAAAAGTACGGGACCTATCAAACACCAGAAACGAAAGATCAAACAGTAGTTATAGATCATTTCTACTGTGCTAATTGTGGAGGAGAAGTACCTATCGACGATCCAATGGGATTTGATGCTTGTCCCGAATGTGGATCGACAGAGAAGCCAGTTCAGGATTGGACTGAAGAAGTACAGCCTGTGTTTTCTGGGTATAAAGAGAGTCCAAAGAGTCAAGAACGTATTGACGTGTTTGGCCCTCTTTATACCAAGATCCCTTTACGGGCCAGAAAGCAGGAAGATGTTGGTTATTTGGTCCTTTCGATGGAAGAGCACTATGCTAAAGTCATCGAAGAGTTTCAAGAGAAAATGGAGGAGATTCCAGAAGGGACGTCGGCAGTTACAGAAGAACGTCTAGCACGCGAGCAAGTTGAGTATGATTACCTTGAAGACAATAATGTTACTACTTATCGTGCTTGGTTCCGTCCCTGGATGTTTAATGTTCTGTGGCGTGTTAACCCTGAGCTTGTTAAGCAGCTCAAAAAAGATTACCCTAACGGAGTTCACTGTCATTTTGTCGAGGACGGTAGTAGCTTCATTCTTTGTAAAGCCGTTAATGATGATTTGGACGCTCGCTGGACTATTAGTCCTGCTGGCATATCTGATTACCTACACGGTCAACCTATAGGAAACTCACTGATTCCCGTCCAAGAGATGTTGAATCAGATGACTAACTTAACCCTTGAGACCATTGAACACGGTATTCCAATCACTTTCGCGACGCCGCAGATTCTGGATTTTAACAAATTCAGAGATCAAGAAGCGCGACCGGGCGATATCTATCCGACTAACGATGTACCAGCGTCTCGCAACATTGGTGAGAATTTTTACAGTGTTCAGGCAACTACTCTATCTAAGGAAGTTGAGTTCTTTGCAGCCCGGCTAGATCAGAAAGGGCAGTTTGTCGTTGGAAGCTTTCCGTCGATCTACGGCGGCCCTAGTGAAGGCGGCGGGACAGCTCGTGAGTATGAGATGTCACGAAATCAAGCTTTGCAACGACTACAACTCATTTGGGCCGCACTTAACATCGTATGGTCAGACGTCATTTCTAAAGCTGTAGAAGCACGCGTACAGGAGATGAAACGTGCTGGCTATGATGAAAGCTTTACTAGCAAGGTTGGTAATTCATTTGTTACTTCTTGGATACGACGGAGTGAGCTTACTGGCCAAGTTGGTGAGGTGGAAGCTGAAACGCAGGATTCTTTCCCAATCTCGTCGGCTCAGAAGCAACAACTACTAATGACCCTTCTGGAACTCCAAATTCCAGAGATTCAAGAAGTCCTCTTTACTCCAGAAAACGGACAATTCGTCGCAACAGCTCTGGGTGGACCAGAGATCAAGCTACCTGGCACAGATCAGCGGACTAAACAGCTTCGTGAGATTGCCGAGCTGGTGATGTCTGAGCCGATAGAGATACCGGTAGACCCACTTGCTATGGAGATGAGTCAAGCAGTCGATCCGATGGCTCCTCCACCTGAGCCTCAGATGATGTCAACTGTCTCGATTGAACCGGATATTGACGACGATATGATTCATGCAGACACTTGCCGAGAGTGGCTCATTGATCCAGATAGAGGTCAATTCGAGAAGATAGCTAATCCACCTGGATACATGAATGTTGTTGCTCATTTTAGAGAGCACAATATGCGTGTCCAAGAGCAATTAGCAGCACAAGCTACTGCACAAGCTGAAGAAGAACCAAAACAACCCGGTGACAAAGCCAAACCTAAACCGATGGAGAGTAAGTAGAAATGGCGACAGATCCAGATATTGACGTTATTGATCCTGATCTACAACAATTTCTTGAAGATGACAAGATCAGTGACAAAAAAGAAGACGAAATCAAGCCCGAAGGTGAAGTCGAAGCGAAGGGTGAAGGTGAAGCTGATGAAAAACCTGAGCCAGAACCGGAACTCAAGGACGAAGAGCTAGACGCAGCATCTGTCTATCCACGTCCAAGCTATAAGGATATTGTCACCAAGTATCCTAAGCTCTTCAAGGATTTCCCGGACTTGAGGCAATCGTTCTTCCGTGAACAAAAATTCACCGAAATCTTCCCTACAATTGAAGAAGCCACAGCAGCTTCTGAAGAGTCTGAAGATTACAAGGCAATTGTGTCTGATCTTCAACAGGGAAACATCAGTAACATCATTGACGTTCTTGATGGAGATCAACTCAAGAATGCCGCTGCGTCATTTCTCCCTTCATTGTACAAGAAAGACCAAGAAGTCTACTTTGCAGTTACTGGACCGTTGCTTGACAATTTTATTAAACAAGCGTTCAAAGCGGCGGAGCAGTCCGGTGATGAAGACTTAAAAGCTTCTGCACAGTGGATTGCCAAATGGGCGTTCGGTGATTTTGCTTTTGCGAGCGGCGGGAAGCATGTTCAGCCCCTGAACAAGCCAGCTACAGATTCTAAGCTCGACGAAGATCGAAAGACCTACGAGAGTCAAAAGTTCAATGAGAATTACAACGCTGTTGTTGACACTGGACTCAAGGCTCTGAAGAACAATATTGTGGCAGGACTTTCAGATGTTACCTCGTCAACTCTGAAAGATATGATTACTAAGCGAGTAGAAGAGGAGGTCTCGGAAGCTCTCGAACGTGATCCCTCCCACGTTCGACGAATGGACGCTCTCTGGAAGAGAGCAAGAGGAGCTGGATTTGTAGGCGACCATAAGACCAGA